GATACAATGAATTCCTCCGATTCAAAACAAAATTCACGAAGCAAGATAATCAATCCATCTTATCGTCCCTGATGGCATGCGAGGCATAGGAATCCCCGCCTGATATGTTGCCTTTTGGACCCGATCATACAAATCATTGTAATATGATCGACCCCATCCAAATGCATTTTCAAAAGCTGAACGAATCACGCTTTGGAAAACAACGATGGGATCTTCTGAGCTCTCTCGAACCCAGTTTAAAGAATCCTCAATGGATTCCTTATCCAAGGTGCTAAGCACCCATCCATCTTCCTCACGAAAGCCACACTTAAGAAAAGTGAGATCTTTCACATAATCAATACAATCAATTCTACCCAATTTAAGAGCATCCGTATATACTATATTATATTGAAGCAGAAATTCCCGGAGAGTACGAAAACAAAATCGTTCTCCCTCTTTAACAGAAAAGATATTATCATCACCATAGACGAAAAAAGTGACTACCTTATGAAAATCCAAAAAAGAGTAACCCAAGTTAATAGCACACATATATGCATACATCATATTAACCAAACAATTCCAAATCACTGTATTAGCATTCCCAGATGGCTGACCAAGAAAGGATCGATATACAGAATACATGCACACATGTACAGGTTGAGACACAATCGCTGCACAAGAACGCCTAGCAACAGATTCTCTTGCAATACAAGTACTACGTCCATCCACGATTTGCGCTCCACATTGACAAGCTCCCTCACAATACCATTGAATGATCACTTCATTTACCAACTCAATACATTCAGGATCTAAAGTACCATCAAAACTTTGAAAATCACCTGCAAAACCGGTAGGGGAATTAATAACCAATCTACGAAATAAATCATGCCATTCTTTCCCATGCACATTGATCCCAACTCCATGAGGGAGAATGAGACGATGAGCATAGAAACTTTCATTAAAGGAGTAATAGTGAAGTCTACTAGCAAGAGTATAATGAACAGGAGCTGCAGTGAACAATCGCGTTTTTCCTTGCTGAACCTTTGCAATAGATCGTCGCTCATCTTTGAGAGAATCCGTCCAAAAGACACTACCTTC